AGCCAAGCAGGATTACGGACTCGTCTCTTGGTGCCGTCTCAATCGGCTGCCATGTATGTTCGCGCCCTTCTGCGACCAAGCGCAGCACCTCTTCATGGATTGCATTGAGCGTCTTCTGCGCCACCCCATCTGGCGTGTCGTGGGCGCGGCCTTCCACCCCCTCCGCGTAGGCGGCGTCCCAATAATCGGACAGCAGTTCGTCTAGTGTCATGCCATGCCCCTGTGAAGTCCGCACACCCATCTCGCGTTCTTGCCGTCGTTGAACGCGATCTCCCGCCCGCCCTTTCGCGGCCGCTGGCATCGGCACTGCGTGCAGTAGCGCGGCTGTTGCGAGTGCATCGCGGCGAGGACGCGCTTGTAGAGGCTGGTCATAGCTTCAACGCCACGCAGTCATCCTGACGTCGGTATTCGTGCTCAGGAAATCTCCGGCGCCACGCATCAACTTCCACTCCAATTGACTCAGCCATGCATTTCATCGTGGCGTAGTGCCGCTCTAGCATGCTGACCTTCATGCGCAGATGCTCGGACTCGGCGTTCGCCTTTTGGATCGCCGCCCGTTTTCGTGCTGAACTCACAGTTAAATCCCCGCGTCACGGCAGTACTGTCTGAATGGCTCCCGATAGAGCCGATGGAACTTCTGCGCCGCGTCCGAGTTGTGATCCAGCTCGGCGCGGCTCATGACCCCGCAGGCCATGCGCACGTTCTCCGCTGCGTCGTCCGCGGTATCCACGCCGAGCCAGTGCCGGAACATCTCGTCGCCGCACCATCTGCCGGCGAGGCGGGCGAGCTCTCCGCCCTTTGGTTTGGGTGCCGGGGCTGCCGGCTCCTGAACGACCGGCGGCGAAACAGGCAGTTCATCCTCCCCAATCTCGACCAGCACCACAGCGAACCGCTGCCCGGCCCGATGCCCCTTGCGCGCGGTCATGCCGCGGAACACTTCCAGGTCGTCGGATTCCGGAAGCCAGAAGGTCAGCTTCGCGCCGGACGTGTGGGACTCGGCCCATCCGGCTAGCTGCATCTCGCCCTGGAATGTCGGGGTCATCGAGCGCCTTCCAGCGTCAGAATCACGAATTTCGCTCGCGCGCCACGATCGAATGCGGCCGGGCTCTTTACCCACTTCAGGCGCTTTCCGCCGACGGTGCGTACCTCGCGGCGCCAGTTCGATGACTGTGCGTACCAGTCGAGCGCATCGCGCAGTTCGGCGTTCTCGCGCTGCAGTCGGGCGGCATTGCGTATCGTGTCGATGACGGTCTCCATATCGGACCCGATCATCTCGTCGCCCCATCGATCCGTTCCGGCGTCTCAGATTTTGCTTCCCGTCGTGCCTTACAGCTTTCCGCGAGCGATTTCAGCCCAGCCACTACCCCTTCGCTGAATCCTTTGTTGTGCAGCTTGCGCAGGGCTTCGGCTGCGAACTCGTACTCATCGGCAAGCTTGGCATTTTCCTTGGCGGCATGCTCAGTGATCGTATTCGCGTTCGGCGTCGTCATGCGGCGAAGGTCCGCTTCGTGCATCTTCAGCAATTGGCTGGCGTTGATCATTCCCGGCCGCCCGCCAACGCAGCGCGATCTCGCCATGCCGCCCACATTTTCCGAGTCGTCGTTGCGTGCGGGCAAACGTAGCTGCGGTCGCCGCCTTCGGAGTGCCCGACATAGCCGTCACCACGCCACACCGCGGCCAACGTCCAGTTGTGCCCACGCACCCACGCCTCAAAGGCAAGGCGTTCTGCCAAATCCGACCCGCCGCCCTTCGATCCCATTTTGTAAGCCGCGTCGATAGTAGGCGCGGCACTCATTTCCGCCCATCTCCCACCAGCGCATGAATCTTGATCATCGTCGTGTGGTACTGCTCGTTGCCCCGCAGGCAGTACGCCGCGAGTTCCTGAATCGATCTCATCTTCTGCTCGAGTTCCGCGAGACGTGAATTGGTGTCAGTCATTTCTGTTTCCCTCGCTACGCAATGGGGTGTGGAGTCGTTCCCGTTCTTCTGCCAGCAGCTTGCACACGTCCCAAAACGTATTTGCGGCCTTAGAGTACTTAGCCCCATCAGGCATGCACGCAGAAGCAAACCGAACCAATACGTGTGCTTCGTCCATCAGCAAAAGCGCTCTGTGAGCCCAGTTGTCATTTGAATATTCATCGCTCGAAGCATCAATGTCACTAGAGCCAAGTGCATTCGTGTCAGTCATTTCGGCTTTCCTTTCCGCAAGCCAGCAACGATTTCAGTTGGGCGATCTCGCCCTGTAGTCGATCAATGATCGCCAGAACCGTTTTGCGCTCCCATGACTCGGTGCCGATCTGGTCCGCATAGGCCATGTTGATCCGGGCTCGCATGTGCGAGATGAATTCGTCGTCCGTCATTCGTCTTCCCCTTTGATGCTTGGTTCGACAAACTTCACGCGATCAACCGGCACGTTTTCAAGCTGTCCGTCAGGCCACTCAACAATCGCAGTCGAATAATTCCCCGGTCCGCCGTCGAATTCCTCATAGCAGACGCCGAACTGGTGGAACAGGGCCTCCCCTTTCGGCTCCATCACGTATTCCTTTCTCACTGAGTTGGGAATGTCTCTTGCTACGAATTGGCTTACGATCACTTTTCTCATTCGTCTCCCCCTTTTGCTCGCCGTGCTTCCGCGTGCCGGTGTGCGACCTTGGCCGCGTCTTGTCCGTACTTCTCGCTGATGATCCGTAGTGCGATCGACTCCGCATTGCGCCGCGGAATCCGGTGATCGTGTTCCCGGACAGCCGCGAGTTCTTCGAAGTGCTCGATGATGTTGTCGTCGGTCATTGCTCGATCAGCCCCAACCGCGATGCCGTGTCCGCCGAGAACCCTGCGGCGACAAGTGCTGCCTTGAATGTGTCGATCATGTGGTCGATGTCCCCGCATCCAGCCACCGACACGGATGCGTGCTGCTTCTCGCCGTGCTGGTACATGCCGACGATCTCGATTTTCACGGTGTGCGTGCTCATGCTGCCTCCGCCGTCACTGCCACTGCCAAGGCGGCCCACGCATGGGACTTGACCCCATACGTCGGACCCGGCGCTTTCTTCGTGCCCTGCGGCCCGATCTTGTCGATGAGCGCCTGACGGATGTTCGCGTCCTTGGCTCTCGGCGTCCCGCACAGGTGCATCTTCACGTCCTTGCGATAGACGAGGCGCACTTCGATGCGAACCGGGGCGCACTCTATAAATCTGCCGATCTGCACGCACGTCTCGAATACCTCGCGGCCGACCGCCATCCCGTAGCTAGCAATCATCTCGATTGCGAGCACGTACGAAATACCTTGCTGGATCTCGTCGCGCAGCTTGTAGTTCGACATCACTCCACTTGCCATGACTCGCCCCCCACGATAGATGCACCATCCAGACTCTTCCGGCCCAGGGTCGATTGCTAGAATTTCCATCGTCATGCCGGCGCAGCCCCATCCCGCACCACGAACCGGTCGGACTTGCCGTTCCGGGTGGCCATGACGACGACGCCATCAAGGAACGTACTGGCGAAGCAGTACGATTTCCCGTGATCGGAAATCCTCCCACCGCGAATCACTGAAATCACGTATTGCAGCGCCTGGATGTCGCTGCGCGTCGAGTCGTTCTGGATGATGATTTTGCTCATGCCGATTCCTTTGCCGATGCCATCTCCGCGCGGATGCGCTCGGACCGTTCGGCGTCGCGTCTCATGGAGTCGGCCCAGCCCGCGAACGTGTCGCTGTAGCACTGCACGCGCTGCGCGTGGTCCCGCGGCACCCAGCCTTTCACCCTGACCCCGCCGACCACCGGATGCGGCATTCCAGGCCCCGGAGACAGTTCCACGCGCAGACACTGGCGAAGATGGTCAATCTCTTCCTTCGTGTGCTCGCGCCGCTGGATCCATGTCGTCGTCACCAGTTCGAAATCCGCCGAAAACTGCGGGCTCACTCGTGCCATTTGTTTTCACTCCAATGCCTCGATTCCGCCTTTCGGTACGCACGCGCCCACCACCACCGGCCGATGCGCTTAAAAATCGACATACGCATGGCTGTCCTCAGTGCTGACGTGGTTTTGATGGATCAGGAAGTCCATGCGACGCGGGTTCTCGCGCTCTTCGTCGAGGTATTGGAAGCTGTCGCGGTCGAAGAAGAATCCGAGCGGCCCTTCCCACTCGCCGTGGCGCTGCTTGTCGCAATTGAGGATCGCGTCGTAACCGATCGCACCTTCCTCGCCGGCTTCCTTTTTCTTGTTCCGCCACACGGAAAAGAGGTTGTCGGCCAAGTCTGAAATCGTCCCGGACCCCTTGATGTCCATCTTTCCGGGCGCGCCGTCCTCGTTCATTTTCTTGCGCGAGTGAGCGACAAGATGGACGTGGCAATCGTGCTGCTGCTTGAAATCGCAGAGCCGGTCGACGAACGCCTTCTGGCCGTTGTAGTCGTCGTCATCGATGCCGCACTTCATGAGGCTGTCGATGACGAACTGCGTCACGCCGTAGCGCTTCCGGGCATACGCGAATACCTCGATGATTCGCGCCGTGCTGGCGTTGCCGACGGCGTTGAACACCCAGGCCCGCTCTCGCAACCACTCCATGCACGCTTTGATCTCGGACACCCGCGGCTCACGCGTTGCGGCCATCTGGCGAACCATCCGGTACAGCAGCTTTTCCGGTCGGAGCTCCATCGAGGCGATACATGCGCGCTCGCCTTGACTCATGGCGTGGATCACCACCTGCCCGAGCATCTGTGACTTTCCATGCCCGTTTATTCCAGTCCAGATCGACAGCTCTGCCGGCCGGATGGCGATTTTTCCGGCCGTCTTGAGCCAAGGCAGAAGCACACCGGCCGGCATGTCGTCGGCGGGGTAGAACTGCGCGATCACCTGATCCGTGAAGTCCGCAGCGTTGCGCAGCTCATCCGGCGAGATGTGCTTCGCGGATTCGATGGCGGCACGGATCTCGTCCTGCAGCCCGGCCATCAGGCATTCGTTCGCGTCCTTGCTCGGAAGCGCGGCGATGCGGCAGCGATCCAGCCCCAAGCGCTCGGCGATCTTCCGGGCGGCGACCTGCCCGGCTTCGTCCATGTCCATGCACAGCACGATGTCGCTGAATCGCTCGAGCCGATCGTGATCGCTCTCGATCCAGCCGAGGTTCGACACGCCGGAGAACACGGACAGCGCCGGGGTGCTGCACTGCCACACGGACAGCGCGTCGATCTCGCCTTCCGTGATGACCACGGACCGAGCGTCTTCCGGGATCGCCTGCCAGCCCCACAGGCACGGCTCGCCGCCCGCGAACGTCATCATCCGCTTCTTGTCGGCGTGGTCGCGGAGCTTGAAATTGACCATCTCCCCGCCGCGGTAGTGGGGGAACACCACGGCGCGACCGTCCTTGCTGACGCCGACGCGATAGGCTGCGATCGCCTCGTCGGTGATCCCGCGCTCGGCCTTGAGCCACTTCATTGCCGGCGTTTCCGGCTTCGCTTCGGGTGCTTTCTGCGGCGGTCTCTTCCACTCCTTCGGCGCCGGTTGCAGCTGCACGTCCTGAACGCCGAGGTACGCCTTCACCTCGCGGATCGCATCGCCCAACGAGCAGCCGCGGACGTGCATGAACAGGTCGATCAGGTCGCCGCCGTCATCGGTGGCGAAGTCTCGCCAGACGCCGGCCTTGTGCCCGGTGAGATGCACGCCGAGGGATTCGCCCTGCTCGCCCGAGATCGACCCGGCTTTCCATTCCTGACCCTTGCGCTTGCCGCCGGGCAGCAGGTATTCCGCCACCTGAGCGGCCTGCGATGCGAGCGACTGGGACAACTCTTTGGCGTGCATCAGAGGATCCGCCCGAGGCCGATCGAGGCGCCGGAGATGCCGCCACCGGGAAGCTGCCGAGCGACTTTGCTTGCCGACCCCTTCGCCTCACCTTCACGCCGAACCCAGTTCCGCCACGTCGCCGGCCAATCCGCCTTGCGGCCGTCCTTCCCCGGCTTCCCGATCCAGTAATCCCGGAACGAATCTGCGACCTTCCCGGCATGCTCCGGGCTCCAGGTGGGCTGATCCTGCAGCGCCCACTCCCGCCACTCGGCGGGCAAGGTCCAGCTTTCCGGCAGTCTGGTTCCGAGTCTCGGCGGAGCCGAAGGCGGAGCATCTGCCCTTTCCGGCTCGTCGGCGGATGGGATTCCTTCAGGGCGGACCGAAGGGTTTTCCTGTTCCTGTTCCTGTTCCTGTTCCTGTTCCTGATTAGGCAAGGGTTTCGGAACGGTTACGGAATGGTTCTGGTCGACACGAACATTCAAGCCGATCAATTCACCGCAAACCCGCATGAACTCTAGCTTCCATGCGCATTCGTCTGGAATCTGCCCTGCGACCTTCGCAGCGGCCTTGCGCTGGTTCGGGTTCTCGGGCGGGTTCCACTCGATGTGCTTCATCACCCACACCCATTTCGTGGTTTCGCAACGGTTGGCGAAACCGTTCGCGAACAGTTCCACGAACCCTTCCGCAACCCTTTCGGCAGTCCATTGAAGGTCTTCGCTGGCGTATCCATCGGGCAGCCGAAACACGCCAGCAATGGTTCCGTGCGGGCAGGTCAGCAGATAGATCGCCAGTGCCCGGCCGTCCTCGGACATCTGCCGTATCGTCGCGCTTGACCAAAATGAGGTATGCACCTTCCCGTAGTCCCGCATCAGGCGCGCTCCGCCGTCTGAAACAGGGCAGCCTGACCAGCCGAACCATAGGCCGCGCCATGCCGCTTGCACAGCCACGCCGTGAATTCCGATTGATGGCCTGACGGATGATCTGCTCGTGCGCCGATCTCTTTCCGGCACTCCGCCCACTGCTCGCGAATCCATCCGAATATCTCGTAGAGCTTCGCGTCCGGGTTCAGCGCGCGCCAGATCGTGTAGCGCGGGTTCCGGTTGGTAGAGAGTTCGATCATCAAGCCGCCGCCATCACCAGCCCGGTCCAAACCACCCAGGCGCCGAACCAGATCGCCCCGCCCATGCAGATCATCAGCAGTACGGCGATCCACGTGAACTCGCGGTATTCGGTGTATTTTTTGCGCATCAATGCGAACCCATCAGGATTCGTTTCAGTGCCGCGTTCTCTTCGCGGAGCATCCGGTTAAGTCGCTCGGTCTCGGTTTCAACCCGGCGCATCGAATGCAAATCCCAGTTGCGCGCGTGGTTCAGCCACATCAGCGGCGCGTCGTTCCCGCAGTAGTCCATGAGGCTGAAAAGCTTCGGCACCGTCACGCCCTCTTGTCCCGAGTGCCAGCGGCTGAACTGCGCCTTGTCGAGGCTCAGATCGGCCTGCACCTCTTTCGGTGTTCGTCCGCCGATCTCAAGGCACAGGTCAATGGACGCGCCGAAGTCGCGCTTCCGCACAACCTCGTCAGGCGAGACTTCGACCGGGATTGCGAGCTGCGTCATGTTTGGTCCTCAACTTCATTGAGTGGCGTTGAGAGGCTGTCGCATCTAAAAAAAAGCACCGGCCCCGATTGAGGCCGGTGCGAAACCCCGCGAACGGGGAGGGAGGAGACAACGGTGAAGATCATTTCAGGCGTCGGCCGTAGTGCGGCGCAGTTTCTTCAGCACCGCGTAGTGCTCGAGCACGACAGCCGGCGGCATCCCGCGGCGCTTCCAGTTGTTTACGCGCTGCTGGTGTCCAGGCTTTCCGTCGATCCCGAGCATTCTGGCGAATGCCACATCGCCGCCGGCCGCACTGATGATCCGAGAGGTTTCGTTTGCGTCCATGTGTGTATTAAACACCATGTTTAACCGGAACGCAAACATCCTGTGTAACAACGCGTTGTTTAGTACGGCTAGCATGGGGTTTATGGCTGACGACTACGACCGTCTTTTCCTTGCGGCGCAGACACTGCACCCACGCGCTGGGATCAGGGGACCGTCTTCTCTCGCAAAATTTCTAGGAGAGTCGCCTCAGCTCATGACGAACTGGAAGTCTCGCGGAGTCCCAAAGGCGCGGATCAGAGACCTTGCAAGGCAAGTTGGATGTAGTGCCGATTACATCGAGATGGGCGGCATACCGATGGCTGGCGAAGCTGGGACGAACGGCGGACCGCAGGCGCTGTCGGTGATTGGGGTGCAGCGCAGCGAGAACGATCTGTCTATCCACGTAGAGGCGCTGCGCCAGTCCGCCAAGGTCATCGCGGCGGCGTTCGGGCTGCAGGTAGATGACGTGCTTGTAGCCGCCTTAAAACCCAAAAAGCCGAAGAGGCCTGGCGCTCGGAAAGAGTACCTGGACAGCGCTCTTTTTACCGATCCGAACAAGCCGATGAAGCCGGGGCCGTCCTTGGTGTTTGAAGACAGAGAAATCGCGGCTGGGCGGAAAGGGCGCGCGCTATGAAACAGCCGTTTGCACTCGCTGGAGAGCATCCATCAACCGACACCGTTGCAGTGCTTGTGGAATTGCTTGACCTAGCCCGAAGCGGGCAACTGATCGGAGTCGCCTACGTTGGCATGTTCAAGCGCCGCCATCTTCAGACCGGAACGACCGGCGAGGCCAGTCGAAGCCCGGTATTTACAGTTGGCGCGGTTCGCGTACTTGAGGAGTCAATCATCCATCACATCGTGAACAGCAGATGAATGAAGATCAGCAGAAGATGCTCGACTTTCTTGAAGATTTGACAGGCGGGGTCATGCGTGGCGAGGTAATCGGCCTAGCCGTAGGGGTTGTTCTCCGCCCGAAGATGGTTCGGGCGTTATTCTTTGGGCAGTGCGCAGAACACCCGCTTGAGACAATCGGCGTTGTGCACATGATGTCTCGCTCAATCGACGAACACTTGTTTGCAGTAGCGTCTGAGCCTGCATCGCCCCTACGGGGATCTCGAAAAAAATGACTGTCATGTTCCCGTCCGATTGATCTGGACGTAGATTCTATCCGTGTCGTCGAGACGTAGAATCGGTTGACGAAGCTGCGCGTGACATTGTTCCGGAATCTTTTAAGAGCCTTGACGATTCTGTCGAACGCTCGACCACTGCCCGTAGTCTCAAGCTAACCACGCAACCCGCCAGCCGCCACCGAGGCGGCTTTTTTACGCCCGAATTTCCTGGCATGACCGGTTTGCCCACAATTTAAACATTTTGTTTGCATTCTGCTTAAACATGGTGTTTAATGGAATCAAGCGCAACGACCCGCACCGAACCACCGGAGACCAGCCATGCAAATCCCCGCACCCCGCCCCGCCCCGACGGGCTTTGACGCGGCCATCGCCGCAATGATGATCCTGCAGTACGGATCGCTTGCCGCAGCGTTCGCCGCAGCTCCGAAGCGGTCCTGACATGCGCGCACTGACCGAACTGCTCATGTGCGTCGTCATGGTGGCGTTCGTCGCCATTGGATCGGTGTTTGGGATGGATGTGGCAAACGAGTAATAGGCGGAACCCCAAACATCGCCGTTCCCTCCGCGGCGCCGGCCAGGGGTAAGTGACCGGGATTTACCCGATGACTCGGCATCGGAAATGGATGGGACCGAGGGACGCGCGACACCAGCCCGGAGACGGGTGACAGATCGACAGGCGATCGGCGGATGGTAGATCCGAAATCTCTGAGCCGCGTTGGCGCGGGGCTTGGGAGGCGAGCTGAGGAATCAGCCGGTAGCGGATTCGTAGAGTCCGTGTCCGGGTGAGATCACACAAAGGCGGATGACGAGATGGCGAAAGGTGACGCATTTTGGCGAGCGCAAGAAAAGAAATCGGCTCTCAGGCAAGCAGAGTCGTCAGGTCAAGTTGCCGACAGCATGGACGTTCGCATGGCGCTAATGGACCGAGTTCATAGCGGAGAAATCACGTTAGAGCGGGCACAAGCGGAGTTGGCAAAGATCAAGCGAGGTGCCAAATCGTCAGGGAAGGTTACTAGAGCGCAGGCGTTTCGCGCCGGCTGAGAGCACCAAGGTCGGCAGCGCACCTCAAGCGCTGTTGCGCTGGCAGACCGCCAAAAACGTCTGCACCAGCCCGCCGCGGGCAATACGCGGTAGTAGCCGCCTACTCAGGCGGGACGGTCCGGAGAGACGGACAACGTTCTGAGGATCTGACGATGGCATCAATGGATGGTATTGGCGAATGCGTCGAATGGCATGGGCCGAAGTGGTCGCAAGGTCGGTACGGTATGGATAGGCTTGATCGCCGATGCATGGGCGCTCACAGGGCCGCATGGATTCGAGCAAACGGACCCATTCAGAAAGGATTGGTCGTGTGCCATAAGTGTGACAACGGTCTTTGCGTGAACGTGGATCACCTGTTCCTTGGAACGCTCAAGGACAACATGCAGGACTGCATCCGCAAGGGCCGGCTACGCACCAACATCGGCTGCCAGAAGGGCGAGATGAACAGAAACGCACGCCCCGGGATCGATGATCGCGACCGCGAAATCAGACGTGACATTGCGGCGGGTATGACCTGGAGGATCGCAAGAGAAAAGTACGGCATCAAGAGCAACGGACACCTAAGACAAATCCTGAATCGGGAAATTTAGCCGGGAAAGACCGGCACCCACACGCCGGGGAGATTAGCGTCGCCACTCAGGGGGATAAAAAATGCTGACGCTTCTGAACGCAAGTCGCCCGCGGATCTTGGGCGGACCGGGAGACTACATGCCGACATGCTCGAATCACCCGCACGACCCGAGGACCGATGACGAAAGCGAGGCCGTCGAGGTCATCGCAGAGATCATAGAGGAAGAGCGGCTGTTGTCCGCTACCTGGATATCGGACGCGCTCGGCGAACTGACGCATGAGGACTATCAGCTGATCGCCACGGCCATTGCTGACAGCAACCCGCATCGCGCCGGAGAACTGCTGCGCGATTCCGTCGCCAGGATCATCAAGTTGGATTCGCTGCGGGAAGCCCGCGTCCGCATGGACCGCCTCATCCGCGAGGACGAGGAAGACGCAGCGCGGTCGCGCATGGAGGATCGGCGATGAACAAATTGGCGCGGGCCGCCATGAGCGCGGTCTATCTAAACGTCAACACATCCGACGCCGACACCGCCGACCGGATCGCAGCATGCATCAGGGCCTGCGCCGGGATCAGCGACGAGGATCTGGCGCGTGGTGTGGTGACGGAGCGTCAGCACTCAAGGCTTGAGGACAGCCACTTTGGCCTGCTCTGCGCCGCCCGCGCCGCCGAGGCCATTTTCGCCCGGCAGAAGTGGCGCGAGGACTCGCCCGATCCGGAAGCGGTCGCGCTGCGGATGCTGCGACGGGCGATCGCGGTGGCGGAGGGTCGGTCATGAGCATCATCGCGATAATCAAGCGGAATCTCCGAAATCGGAGCATCAAGCACCCAGAGACCCGCCTTGAATGGCAGGTTAAGGGCCTGATCTCGATAGTCCGGCACCATTTGCGCGCCGCGAAAATCCGTCGAATGGAATCCGACCTGTACCACGAACGCAAACGCGCCGACGCGTATTTCGCCGATCAGATGTCGGAGCTGGCTCGGCTGAAAGCCGCGCACGATGACCGCACGTCGCGGGAAGTGGCGCGGGATGTCGAGCGGGCTGCGAAGGCGCTGTCATGAAAAACCAAGGGGTCGAGCTCGTGAATCAAGTCGTGGAATTGCGCCAGGCCATCGTGCCGAACGCCGGCCGCATGTCCGTGACCGAGGTGACGCAGCACGTCATCGCGGTGCAGGAAATCATGAGGGCCCTGATGAAGCAGGGCACGCACTTCGGGACGATCCCCGGCGCCGGCGACAAGCCGACGCTGCTGAAGTCCGGTGCCGAGCTGCTCTGCATGACCTTCCGGATCGCCGACGAATACCGCATTGACGATCTGTCGAGCGGCGACGTGATCCGCTATCGCGTGACCTGCACCGGACGGCACCAGACGACCGGCGCGGAGCTCGGGTCCGGCATGGGCGAGTGCTCCACCGGCGAGGAAAAATACCGTTGGCGGAAGGCGGTCTGCAAAGAGGAATTCGACGCCACGCCGGTCGACATGCGGCGAATCAAGTTCGGCAAGAAGTCCGGCGTGCACTACACCGTCGAGCAGGTTCGCACCGATGCCGCCGACCTCGCGAACACCGTGCTCAAGATGGCCTGCAAGCGCGCCAAGATCGGCATGGTGCTGAACGTCACCGCGGCATCGGACATGTTCTCGCAGGATCTCGAAGACCTCGATGACGTACTGCGCGAGCATCTGGTCGAGCAGCAGCAGGACACGACGCTGCGCGACGAGTGGGTCGCCCGGGCGAATGCCGCAGACAGTTCGGCCGCGCTGCAGGCGGTCTGGAAAGAGGGCGTCGCCATCATGCAGGCCGCGAAGGACAAGGCCGGATATGCCGCATTCAAGACCGCCGTCGGCGAGCGCGGCGCACAACTTAAGGCGCACGAGGTGGCTCAATGATCTATCACGATCACCCGCAAGGGTCGGACGCATGGTTGCAATGCCGCGCCGGCGTGATTACCGCATCCCGATTCAAGGACGCCCGCGACACTCTCAAGAGTGGCGCCCCGTCCGGCAAATGCACTGGCTACGCCGCGCAGGTTGCGCTCGAGCGCATCGCCCGCCGGCCGGTCGACAAGGCTTTCGTCAATTGGCAGATGCGCGAAGGGCAAGAGCAGGAAGCATTTGCCCGCATGGCCTATGAGTCGAGTACCGGGGCGATCGTCGAAGAGGCCGGATTCGTCACCACAGACGACGGAATTTTTGGGTACAGCTCAGACGGATGGGTCGGAGACGACGGACTGCTCGAGATCAAAACAATCCTGAGCGGCGAGGTTGCGCTGAATGTGTGCGGACGGCGCGACCTGAGCGGCTACCTCGATCAGTGCCTCGGCGGCATGTGGCTCACCGGCCGGAAATGGATTGATCTCGTGACGTGGTGCCCGGCGCTGGAGCCCATCGGAAAGCACTACGCCGTGCACCGGGTCGAGCGCGACGACAACCGCATCGAAGCACTCGAGAACGATTTGATGAAGTTCGCCGCGATGGTGGCGAGCTTTGAAACTGAACTACGGAAGGAGGCAGCGTGAATAATTGGAATTTCACAGGGAATCTAGGCGCCGACGCGGAAAGCAAATACCTCGCGAGCGGCGAAGCAATCGTCTCTTTCTCTGTCGGCGTGAAGTCCGGCTTCGGCGAGAAGGCTTCGACCACATGGGCGCGCTGCGCGATGTTCGGAAAACGCGGAGAGTCGGTCGCCCCGTATCTGCTCAAGGGCCAGCTTGTCGGCGTGAGCGGCGAACTGTCGGCGCGCGAATGGGACGACAAGCAGGGACAGAAGCGAACGAGTATCGAGGTTCGCGTCAATGACCTTACGCTGCTCGGAAAACGGGACGGCGCGCAGCAAGAGCCCCGCCAGCCGGCGCCGCAGCGACAGCAATCCGCCCCCGCAAAGTCCGTCGCCGAGGGCGGGGGCGATTGGGATTTGGATGTCCCGTTCTGAGGCATAAAACGTGATCGCACAAGCATGCATCGATTCATACGGAAAGCTGAAGAACCTCAAACTTGTTGGTTCCGAGATTGGGATACCGTGGCAGACGGTCTACGTGCATTTGCGAAAGGCCGGCGTTCCAGTGACTGGCGATAAAGCCCGATACGGTTCCGCAAAGGATCGTCTCGCTTCATTTGCTGAGCGGCTATTTGCAGAGGACGTTCCGACCGCTATCGACTCCAATGCGTCTCAGTTCCAGGCGTCCATTGATTTTCTGGTTCTAGGTTGGTCGGTTGACGTAAAGGCTTCAGCGCGTCAGTTATTTAAGAATGACGCGATCAGGTGGGCCTTTTGCATCAATAAGCAAAAAGACAAGGCGGATTTCTTCGTCTTGTATGCGCTGAACAATTCAGATGAACGCCATGTGGAGCATGTGTTCCTGCTGCCGAACGAGATCGCAACGGCAAGAACAACCATATCGGTGCCTGAAACCATGAACAGCAAATGGGCAGACTACGAAATTCGGCGCGATGAACTGGACGGCTTCTTTTCTTCGCTGCATACAAAGGACGCACAGCCATGACCACTACCGCCCTCACCCTGCCCGAACGCGCCGCCGAGGATGCCAGAATCGAAGCCGACTGGGCCGCGCAGGTTGCGGAAGCCGACCGACTGCGCGCCATCCAGTACGCCGAGTTCAAGCGGATTGCCGAGGCTCGGGACCATACCAATGCCCTGCGCGGCGAGCTCGACGCCCTCCTGGACGAGATGAGCGACGACGATCTGCGACAGGTGCTCATTTTCGCGCGCGGCATGGCGCAACGGGAGACCGCATGACCACGCCAATCACCATCCGCTACGACTCACACGAGGCGGCACAGAGAGTCACCGTGACCGGCTGGCGCAGTCGAGCCGGATTATTTTTTGGCGATGACGAAGGCGCTGCCCGCTACGCCGGATGCACGCACCGGCCGTGCCGTGACTGCGGCGATCTCACGCTAAAACACCGTCTGTATTGCGACGCATGCTGCACGAAGCTCGAAATCGCCCGCTATGAGGCGTTGCCGAAACAGCCGTGGGACGGCACGACGCCGCTCTGTCTGTTCGGAGGAGACGAGTACTTCTTCGACGCCGACGCGGTTACGGACTACTGCCACGAGCACGACATCGCGCCCGAAGATTTGCGCCTCGTGCTGTGCGAGCCGAATTACCCGAGAGAGATCGTCCCAGAGGACATCTGCAGCGACGATTGCGACGACATTCCGGGCTACATCCTGGAGGCGATCGACGCCTTTAACGTCGCCATCTGCGCCCGCAGAGAGCCGCTATCGTGGAGCTCCGGCAAGGTCGCCGCAATCATCGACACCAAGGACGACGCATGAAATCCGCAGACCATCCGACCCCGTGGGCGTTGATGCTCGGCCTCGTCACCCCACCGAACCGGGACGGCAAGCCCAAGCCCGTGCCGCACTCCCTGTACGGATCTCCGACGCTCACGACCACGCCAAAATCGCGCACGGTCCGCCGAATGGCGCGCATGGATGCCGAGGTCGCGTACCTGCGAGAGCACGGCCCTTTTACGGTCGTCGAACTGGCCGAGTTGTTCGGGATCTCGACGGACGCAATGTCGATCGACATCAAGGCGCTCGAGGACCGCGGCAAGGTACGCCTACGGCCGCATCAATGGGAAGCGGTATGACCGCGCAAGCCAGCCATCACGATCTGCCCAACATCCCCGAGCCGTGGTCGAGCCTGTTCGGATTTGCCAGACGTGAGCATGCGTATGAGCTGCGTTCGGACGCGATCGGATTCAAACTCTCGGATGCGCGGCTGTCAGATATTGAAAAGCGACGCGTAGCGCAATCGGCCAGGCGGGAAGCCGCAATCCGGTATGTAACGGAAAACGGGGGCCGGACCGCTGCGCAGATCGCCGAGCATCTAGGCTATGTGCTCGACCGGACCTACCGAGACCTCGCGTCGCTTCGGAGCCGGGGAATTTTGATCTCCGTGACGGTGGACGGGCAGAGAGTATGGAGGGTGGCGAAATGAGTGAGCGCACGAAAGAGCCGTGGAGGCTGGACAGATACGGCGGCGTTATATCCGCAGACGGCCAAGAGGTTGCCGCTAATGGATTTACGACAGTTTGCAGCGCAGGCGATTATCAGGACCATGCAAAAGCAAACTCTCGGCGCATCGTCGCCTGCGTGAATGCATGCGCAGGAATAGCCGACCCGATCAACGCTATCCCGTCGCTGTTGCGCGGCAATGAGCGACTTCTTGCTCTTGAGACTGCTGCACGGCAGCGCGACGAACTGCTCGCGGCGCTTTTAAAAGTTGCTCGCATGTCGGAAGCGCTAAAGCGCCAATGCAGCATGGACCCCGAGAGCGCACAGGCAACCCGCAATGGTGAGTACATGAATATCAGTTATGCGGCACGCGCGGCCATCGCCCGCGCAGAGGGACGCGAGGTGACGAAATGAGCATCCGAGTCAATACGCTGGACGAAAAGTATCAACCACCGCCCGGCGACCTCGGCCTGCTCGCCAGCGCGAATCGGTCAATGTCCGCGCAACTCACTAGCATCCGGGGCGCGCTCGGCGGCGAGATGGGCGCGGAGGAACCATGACGGACTTCGAGAGCGGCGCTCTAATCGCAGTGTCTGTGCTTGTTGCGACGCATGGTCAGCTGGTAGCGGCAGCCGACGTGCTCAACGAGATGGGCCTGCACAATGCGGACTGCTCCGACCTGAGCGACTACGACAAATCCAACCTGCGCAAAGTTCATGGCGAGCTGCGCGGGAAGATCCAACTGCGCGGACTGTGATGCCGCGAGATGGGTCGAGCCAGCCACTGAAGACCGACGCGCCGACACCCGACGCGCCATCGTCCGGGCTGCTGCAGAAATTGGGCGGACAGTGGGATGACAAAACCGGAAGATGCAATGCACATTTACACGACTGAGATGCAGCCCGCGACAGGATGGACGGACACGCACAGCGCCGAGCCGATGCGGATGGGCTTTGATCCTGAGCAGCTGATTTACCCAGCCTGCTGCGGCAAGCATCGGCCAGCAAAGGACTGCGTTGTCCTGTGCTATTACGACGGCCTGACGATCTGGTGCGCGCCGGAAAGAGGCTGCAAAGACCCGCATGTGATCGCGGAGCGGAAGGCGCGAGCGTTTGCCCGCCGGAGCGCAGGGCAGAAGGCGCGGTGGGCGAAGGCATGACAAAGCAGGAATCAGCCAAGCTACGCCGGCTCGAAGCCGAGAACACGCGGCTGCGCGAGGCGCTCGAAAAACACGCAGCCATTTATCGCGATCATCTTTTCGAGATCGTCGATCTCCGCACGCAGCTCGATCTCGTGCGGGACGCGGTTGGAATGGATGCG